AAGTATAGCTGGGATAATCTTACTTGCAACTTGCGAGATGATGCAGGCGGACAAGTTACAAGACTAGTCGGCGAGCAAATTCAAAAGCAATTAGACTTCAGCGAAATGGCTTCTGCTAGTTCAGGTATTGACTACAAGTTTACCACACGATTTGAAGTACTTGACGGCGGCAACGGCGCAGGCGAACCTATTGCATTAGAAACCTGGGAAATCTATGGTTGCTACTTGCAAGGCGTTAACTACGGCGACATGAATTATGGATCTAGTGAAGCAGCTACTATTGCTCTTACTATTACATTTGACAACGCAGTACAGACCCCAGGAGGTAGCGGAGTCGGCGCACCAATCACACGTACAACTGGCGATGTAGCCACAGGCTAAACATGGCTTTTGGACAAAACTTTTTAAAAGGTTTTACAGGTGAGGAAGGGCTAAGAGATTATGCTCACGCCGATAAGACCTTTTTAAGCAATGGATACGCACTTGCTCCTCGGAGCAAGTATCTTTTCCACGTGTATTTTACTATCAATACTGCTTATATTCCTGCACTAAGAAGTGCGTTTAGTGATAATCAAGAAATAGCAACAATCGGTCTACTGGTCAAGAACGTACAACTTCCTACTTACACTCTTGGTGTAGAGACTATGAACCAGTACAATCGAAAGAGATTGATACAGACCAAGATTGATTATCAGCCTGTTCAATTTGAATTCCACGACGACGGCAATGACTTAATTCGTGGGTTATGGTATAGTTACTACTCCTACTACTACAAAGATCCAAGTCAAAAATACGACAATCTTTCTCCCAACAACGGTAATCTTGGACCTTTAGCAAATACTCCTAACGGTTTTAATTACAATGCTCGTGATATCTATGATAACTCAAGAGCAGTAAACGACTGGGGCTACATTGGCGAAAGCTATACCGACGGTAAAAATAATACCAGTATCGGTCGTGCTGGTAAAATGCCTTTCTTTAGAGACATTCGCATTTACGGCCTTAACCAACACCAATGGAATAGCTATGTACTGATTAACCCGATGATTACTGAGTGGAATCATGATCAGTATGATTACAGCCAAGGCAACGGTACAATGAGCCATCGCATGGCAATTCAATACGAAACTGTAAAATACGGAACAGGTGCTATTGGAGATGTTCGCCCAGATACCAACGTTGTTGGGTTTGGTGATCCAGCTTATTATGACACTAAGGTTAGTGGTATTACTCGTCCTGGAATGAATGCCACAGTGCTAGGTCAAGGCGGATTGTTAGACACAGGTATTGGTATTGCAGAAGACTTGGCATCAGGTGGTGTAGCAGGCTTAGTAGGTGCAATACAAAAGTCTACTGCTGCATATAACACATACAAAGATAAAAATCTTTCGGCAATTGCAAATCAAGAAGTTAAAAACGGTGCCCAGGGAATTCTTAAAGCTAGTACTCCGGCAGCAATTCGAGCAGTGATTGGTACCTCTGGACAAAAAGGTGCGCTGGATGGAATATTTTTTCCAACTCCGCCGAAAGGCGATAGCCGAGCACCTGCAAAAAATGCAAGTGACCTATTAACAGAGATTGCTAGACAACAAGGATTCAACCGCTAATGTCATCAGTAAACGACTTCAACCCCAAGATTGATCAAACAGTACAAGTGTTTGACAATTTTTATAACTACGACGAAAATGTGCCAGCAGCAGAATACGATGTTGTGCTGAGTTATTTTAAAAGTGTAATGAACACTGCTGAACAAGCAGAAAACTTTACTACATCTATATTTAGAATAGCACAAGAAAGTGGCGACAATGCCCTGGACATTTTGCAACAATTCTACGGACAAACTGGTCCACAGTTAACACTGAGTCTATGTTACTATCTCAACAGCACACGAAGCAACGCCACTTTGTTAGGCCTGTTGCAACCCACTGCACCGAACTACTGGACAGCTAGAAACGTGAGGCAGTAATGGCTAAGTGGGCACAAGGCTTTTATGATATTCTCAATCCTGCCAAGTATGTAGGGACTAAACGTCCTCGATATAGATCAGGTTGGGAACACAGCTTTATGCGATTCTGCGATACAAACGATAATATCTTGCAGTGGGCTAGCGAAAGTATACAAATCCCATATCGTCATCCCCTAACTGGCAAACAAACTATCTATGTGCCAGACTTTTTAATCACATACAAGACTCGCAGCAGCACAATGAAAGCTGAGTTGATTGAAATTAAACCCAAGGGACAAAGCGCTATTACCGAGCGTATGAAGCCCAAAGAACGTGCTATAGTTGCAATTAACTATGCCAAGTGGGATGCGGCAACCAAATGGTGCCAGCGTCAGGGACTGACTTTCAGGGTAATAACTGAAGACGATATGTTTCACAACGGTAAAAAATAAACCATAAATATCCGCATGACGCGGAAACTTGAAGACCTTTTTGACCTACCACACACAGCACCAGAATCTGATTCGGTGCCTGCTATCAACGAAACTAGAGCAACACTAGCGGAAATCGACAATGCTATTGACAAGATTGATGCTGCATTGCCTGCTGTTAGAGGGCTAGACATGTCAGATACTGAGATGGATGCGCTAGCTGATTTAGCCCAGGGCAGTTATAGAGATCTAATGGATCTGGGCATGAACGTAGACAGCAGATTTGCTAGTGAGATATTTTCAGTAGCATCAAATATGCTAGGGCATGCTATCACAGCTAAAACAGCCAAAATGAACAAGAAGATCAAGATGATTGAACTTCAAATGAAAAAAGCCAAGCTAGACAAAGATCTTGCAAGCGGCGATGAACAAGATCCACAAACACCAAATGCTCAAGGGCATGTATTAAATCGAAACGATGTCTTGGAGCGCCTGCTCGGCACCAGAGATCAAAAATCTAATAAAGCATAAATATCATATAGGGAATTGACATGAAACATTTCAAAGATTATCTTGTAGAGAGCGAAAGAACCTACAATTACCGCATCAAATTCGCCGGTGACGTACCGTCTGAGTTTGCAAAGCCGTTCAAGGAAAAGCTAGAACAATTTGACGTAGTCAAATTTAGCACACCAAAAACTACTCCAGTGCAAGCTCGTACACCAGACTTTCCAGCTTTTGAAAACGAACGTACTACCAGCATTGATGTAGAGTTTCGTTATCCAGCAATTGAGCCACAAATCAAACAGATTGCACAGTTACTAGGCATGGATCCAAACCGTGTGATTATGTTGACTCCAGGTCACGAAGACAACAACGATCAAGAGCGCAAGCAGATTGAAGATCAAAACAAAGATCTACTAGACGATACAGATTATCCTGCTCCTGATGCAAAACAAAAAGCACTAAGCAAAGACTACTCAACTGGTCCTTATGATCATGCTGTGTTAAAGAACGCATACCGTTCAGACTTTACAGTAGCCGGTGGTAAAACTCCTGCTGCTAGAACTACAAATGACGAGCCACAGAACAAGATTAGTCCAATGAGCACAGTCAAGCGTCCACCCAAGCCAACAACTGGCCGTAACCCAAGAGGATAATCCAAATGACATTTTTTTACA